ATAAATGATTCGTCAAAGATTCCATTGATCGTTGTACTTCCCAGCGTCGCGTTAACTGCGAAATCTTCGGTGTCAAAAAACGAATCAAAATCTTCGACAAAAGCCATGACTTATGCCTTTTTCTTTGCTTTCGCGGGTGCTTCGGTGGCTGTATACGCCTCGGCCTTACCCATACGAATTAAAGTTTGCCCGTCCTGGTCGCTGACTTCTGCGACTGAACCAGCCAACAAATCTTTGCCGCTTGCTGCGGTCGTGTTTAAAATCTTAACTTTCATCTTATTCACCTGGTTAAATTATTACCTGGTTAAAAATGGGCGGGTGTTACCCCGCCCCAGGGTCTAGAGTTTACGAACCACCCGAACCTTTAGCGAACGATTGTGCGTGACGTACTGCAATGTCAACATCCTGCAAACAAACCACGCGGACGGTGCCTGACGCTGAACCAGTAGAGGTATCGACGTTAATATCTAAGCCGCCCCACATACCGATAATCAAGTCTGCAAAGTTACCAAAGACAACCGTATTAGCCGTCATTTGATTAGTAACAGCCATGTTGTAACCATTAACCTGGTTGTTAGCCATTACGAATTGACCCGAGCCGGAATCTTTCGCTTTCTGCTTCATGGCACCCGCCATGGCGGCCGTTGAAACATAACCTAGCGAGCCGAACAAAGCGTTGTCGATAGACACTTGTGATTCAACATCAACCATCTCGCCAAAGGTCGGATTACCCGCCGCCGCAAAGGTTTTTGCGCCAATGCCGGTCGTGGCTAATATGCCAGTGGGCTGGTTGCTAGAACCAGTGCCAGCTATTGCCGCCAAATCAATCGCCATTGCCAAACGCATTGCCAGGTCGTTGCGTACAAAACCTTCAATGTCGATTGAACTTTGAAGCAATAACTTACGGCTAATGTCAGAGAACGCACCAACCGTCTTGGGTGTCATTGCTACCTGGTCAAATGCTGCCTGGCTTTCAGTAACAGCGGCCGATTCCGCAACCCAATAAGCTGTTGCTCCACTGGTTTGACGCGGGATGGCGACGTTGCCAGATAGATCGCGCAACATAGTAGCGCCCAAACCAGCAACAACCATGGCGTTTTCTAAGCTATCAATAAAGCTGTTTGACAAAAGATCGGTTGCAACAGTGTTGCCGCCAGCGGTCGCCGTGCCCACGTTTAAATCACGCTTTAACACTTCGGTTGGTACAAACAAACCTTGGGCTGTTCTGCCCATTGAATCTGCCGCTGCGCGTGACGCTTCAAATTCAAACGCTGCTGCATCTTGTGCGCGACGATCGCTTGGGTTAGCTAAAGCGTGAATGGCGCGCATAAAGGAGAAATTACGCACTTCTTTTTCAGTCAAACCAATGTCGGTTGAAACAACCGGGGCTGGCTTGCTGATATTGTTTAACACATGGCTGCGAAACTCATTGGCTGTTTGGCCGCTGGTGATTGCTGCGCGTGCGTCGGTTGCAAAACCGTGCTGGTTTCCAATGGCTTCAATATCAGTAATGCGGCCCAACTCGGCTTTTCTCACGTCCTCAATTGCAAATGTATTGTCGACAACTGGTGCGACTTCTGGTGCTTTCGTATCCATTTTGGATTCCTCAACTTGTTTAATTTTAATGTTAGTTACTTCGGTTTGATGCTCACCATCAACGCCACGGCCAATACCGACCCCGGCGTCTGCTGGAATGCTCACCATGCTTATTTCGTATGGTTCCCAATCGGTCGCCCGGTAGGATTCCATGCCGTCTTTTTCAGATTCCAAAGCCATTTTGTGAATGCGGTAGCCCACACTTACAGACTTGCGAATGCCGTCTTTAACGTCTTGCCAAATTTCCTCTGCGCGGTCGCTTTTCCCAAAACGAACCTGTGCCCGGCCCACCCGGTCGCCAGAAATTACCACCGACTCAACGACGCCCACATGATCTGTGCCATCGTGATCTACCAGGACCGGGCCGCCGTCATTCAACCTGCCAAGGCGAATGGATTTGGCGTCATGGTCCAGGATTTCGTCACCGAACCACCGCTGCACGGGTGCCTCGCTTGAAAAAGCCAATTCAACTGTCCTGGCCTCTTCGTTAATTGCGTCCCTCGATAGGTCAAAAGACCTATGAAGAGCGCCTGTGTTAATCGTCTTGTTTGTCATTATTAACCTCTGGGGTTTCGACTTGTTCAACGGCAATGCCGTACTGCTTTAATAATTCGTTCTCAGCCTGTAGCTGCGCCAGGGTATCTTCAAAGTCGCGCCCTGCTGACGCTGCCACTTCGGTCCTAGACATAATGCCCATTTCAATACCCAGTTTGCTGGCTTGCTGATCTTTTAAAGGGTCAACCCAGGCCCATCCTCGCGGCTGGAATTCAACTTTTGTGAATTTTTCAAACTTCCGCTGTGGTAGCGCCAGGGCTTGGGTTGTCAGTGCTTGAACTAACCAGGCACGATAAACCGGGCGGCATAGCTGGTTTGATAGCCAATTTTGGATGGTGCGCCATTGTTCGCGCTCTTCTAAAACGCCGGACCTTATAGACGAAAAGTTAACGCCCTCCAGGTCGTTTGCTAGGGTGTTATAGGCCACGTTTAGGCCACTGGCTGCACCACGTAAAGCCGTCTTAATAAACGCCTGGTAGGCGCTGGTCGGGTGCTGTGGATCGAATGCTTTGAAGTCCACGCCCTGGGGCAATTGCTCCATGGCTCCTGGCTCCATATCCATCAACAAATTGCCGTCGTCGTCCTCATCACCCACATACTGGTCGCCGTCCGGGGACGTATAAAAGCCCATTTTGCTGCTAGAAATACGCGCCGCGATTAGCTCGGCTTCCTCATACGCGCCCACCTGGTTCAATCTATTAATGGCGGTGTGCATCCAGGGGACGCCACGCGCTTGCCCTGGGCGATCTGCCATATATAAATGCAACACGTCGGCCGCTGGCACGCGCTTATAATTGCGGCCGTTAAATAAGGTGATATTGTCGCCAGGGTGGCTAGTGCTAATGTGATACGCAACCGCTGCGCCCCATTCATTTAATTCAACGCCCATCACAATTCGATTTCCGTTGTTTAAATTTTTGTTTAGGTTTTCGTCTAGCTGGTCCGCTTCGATTACTTGGAGCGCAAAACCAAAGTCGTTTTTAAATCCGCGCACCATAATGATTAGCACTTCACCATCACGCGCAATAGATTTAATGGCCATATTCTGCACATCAATCCAAGTTTGTCGCCCGGTCACTGTACAATTTTCGATATTCGACCAGGCTGTAAATGCCGCCTCGATGGCGATATTGTCTTGCCGATCTAGTGTTCCATCGTCACGCCTGGACCTGGCTTGCATTTTAATGCCATGGGTGCCCACCACATTTGCAGAAGTCATGGCCAAAAACTTGCGCGCGTAATCGTTGTTCATACACAAATGGCGGGACCGGCTGCGAATCAATGGCAATGTGTTTATCAACTCACCATTTGCAGATAATGTGGACCCTTTGAAGTCGCCCGTTAGACGGTCAATAATGCCGGCATCATAACGTCGCTTATTGATTTTCTGTTTGCGCTTTTTTGGCGTGGCTTCCGATTTATTAAACCAGCCCATCATAAGAACCTCGTTAATAATCGACCATGATGGCCTAAACCTTTTTTGGCTCGGTGGCGGTTAATTTCAGCCACATATTTGCCCCGGTAACTGTCGCGTAACTTCATTAATTCTTCTATAGACGTGCGCGTTAGGGAGCGACCATTAATGGAATAGGCTTCTTGATCTTTGGTCGCGCGCTTTTCCAATACCGCTTCCACGGCATCCAGGACGATTTTGTAATGGCTGCGCGGGTCCGTTGTTGCGGCATCACGATTCGGTCGAATATCTATATAACCAGTGTCAATCGTGACCCGCTCGTTATCGCTGTTGCGGATTAAATACGCTTGCCAGTGGTAGTCGCCGGCGGTGTAGTTTTTGGTGGTGTTTTGGCCGACTTCGATTTTAAACGCGGTGCCATTTGCGCTGGCTGTTATCTCAATCTCGGTTGACCCGGCGCCGTCCAATCGAAACGAGTATTTGAGCGTATACGCCGATGATGGGTAATCGCTGAAATCGTCTTTCTTCCAGGTCCAGCGGTCGCCAATGACTAGCGTAAAGGGTTCACGCTCTGGGTAATTCGCGGTATCAAATAAATTGGCCATGCAAAAAAACGCCTTTAATCTAATGCCAAAGGCATAGGCGTATTTAGCTTTCAAATCAAGTGTTATATAAGCGCGGTTTATTTTGATTTATTTTGATTTATTTTTAATAAAAGTGTTGCACTATATTCATTTTGTCAGTACAATTAGTTTATTGAATCGAAACACAAAAACAACCAGGAAATATTATGAAAACTTCTTATATGTCACAATTTGAAATTCAACAGTTAGCAGAAGCCGCTTTAATCTCTTATGAGTTTACGGCGTCTTGGTCAAGAGCTTTTGAAGCTGCAAAAGAATTTGCTGCCGATGAATTAGGTATTAAAGCAACTACTGCACAAGCCGCAACATCGGTAAACATTGCAAAAACTGGATGGGAAGGTATTCGCCAATCAGTT